TTATCGAATCGGGTTTCGGTATGCGGCGTCCCACGTCTTACGGCCCAGCAGCCCGTCCACGCGGAGGCCCTGGTCGGCCTGGAACGCCCGGATCAGCTCCCGGTACTCCGGGCCGTAGAGCCCGTCGCTACCGGCCTTGCGCAGATACCGGCGCCCCGGCCCGGCCGGCCAGCCTCGGCGGACCAGCTGCCTGGTCCAGGCGGCCAGCCATTGCCGGTCGGTCTTGCCTGCGAACCGGCGACGGTAGTAGCCGGACACCGACCTGTTCCCGTCGCGGCGTGGGCCGAAGTAGTGCCCGGCCGGGAGCGGGAACGCCACCGGTGGGCCGGGGGCCGGCCGTGGCGGCACCGGTGCCGGAGCGCCCAGAGTGTCCAGCCGCCAGTCCGTCTCCCGTACCGTGTCGGCGGCCTGGGTGAACTCCGACGTCACGTGGCAGTGCCCGGTGTGCCGGTTCGACCCGGTGTAGGCGTGCGTGGCGAAGCCGTGGCGGCGGTGCCAGATGCGGCCGTTGAAGATGATGTACCGCACCCACCACAGCACGCCGGCGCGAGCCAGTGTCACCCACAGCTGCACGACGTGTTCCATGGTGACCCCGCCAGGGTCGCGGAGGTCGGCGTCGAAGTCCCGGGCCCGCACCTCGTCGACCTGGTCGCCGTCGCGGTACTCCGGCCGGCCGGTGCGGTCCGGGTTGTGCGACGACGGGTACCGCTGGTGGGCGGTGTCTCCGATCGACCCATCCGACCTGGTGTCCCGCCCCGGGAACCGCTCGTTCAGCTGATCGCGGGCCTCATCCAGATTCGGTACCACGGTCCACGTCATCGATGCTCACCTCCGTTGCTGGCCAGTCGGTCTGGGCAGGGTCCGCCCACGGGTCGGGGATCTGCGCCCCGATGTGCTGCTCCGGGCTCTCGTCCGGGACCGGATGGGGGTTGGTGGTCATAGGTGTCTCCCTGGTGTCGGGTGTGGTGGTCACAGGACGGCGATCCACTGCACGGGAATGTCATCCCAGGTGCTCGGGGAGCTGACACCATCCCCGCGGTAAACAAACAACGTCAACCCGCTTGCGCTGATGTTGATTGGCCTGGATTCCCAGCGGGCGGCGGCACCGCTGCCGCTGACGATCTGCGTTGACACGTGCGGCGCCACCGCGAAGGGTGCCGCGAATGTGACGGGCTCTGTGTAAATGGTCAGGTCGGTAAACGACACCTCGACCTGCCCGCTTTCCCGTTCGCCGAGCCGGGCCGGGGTGATGTACATGCCGGATTGCCAGTGCGTCATGCCGTCCTCCTCATAGGGGCACCACCGCCGGGTCCCATACCTGCACCTCCGTGCCGTCCGGCCACGCCCGCGAGACGCCGTTGACCGACCGCGCCGACAGAGTCACGGTCTGGGTGAGTCCGGTACCGGTGATGCCGGTGGCGGTCACGCGCTCCCCACCGATGCGTAGGTCCATCGGGAAGTCGGCTGGGTCGACGGTCCAGGCGCCGTTTTCGGCGGTCGAGGTCATCGTCAGTGTCAGTGCGGTATCGGATACGGCGGCGATGGTGGAGCCGTCCGCGCCGACCCGCCGCGGGCCGTCGACGACGGCGACGTCCCATCGGCCTGCCGGCTCGGTGGCCAGCTCAACCGTCCACCTGCGTCGGCCAGTGATCGTCTCGCGTGCGTGCACGAGGGTCTGATCGATCGCATCGGTTGTCGCCGCGTCGGGGGCGTTGACCACCTGCACCCGTGACCCGGGCTTGCAGGCCACCCAGGCCGCGGTCAGCCCGCGCCCGGCGCGGGTGTGCAGCGGCACGGTGAGGCGATACCGGGTGCCCGCCTGCCCGTACATCCATAGCCGCCAGTCGGCGTGACCCTGCAGCTGGTCATCCGACGCCAGGTTGAGACGCAAACTCGACGGGATCAGGCCCCGTTGGGTGATCGACTCCTTGTCGTCGGCGACCGCGCTGGAGCCACCGATGCGTGTGACCGTCCAGTGATTACGCAGCTGCTGATCGTTGTCGGCTGGCTTCAGGTTCCCGCCGAGCTGCCGGTCGGCGGCATCGATGGTCAGGGCGACCGGCGCGGCGTACCGGGACCAGCGAGGCAGGTACGCCAACCCGTGCCCGGACTCGTAGATGATGCCGAGGTCGACCTGCTCGCACTGCTGGTATAGGTCGAGTGGGGTGCCGTCTGGCTGCACGCCCATCGCAGTCGTGCCCTCATCGGGGACTGTCGGCACTGACAGGGCGACGCCGTCTTCGGCGCACAGTCGGGCCAGCCGCAGGTGCGCCGCCTCGCCCGGGTGGGCGTCTACCCGCGAGTACGTGAGTGGCGACGTCGCGCTGTCCCACACCCGCAGATGCCCCACGACGAAATCGAGCGCGCCAGGCGAGATCATGTGCTGGTCGGGGTTGAGCGCGATGGTGTCGATCCGGGCCAGGGTGCCGGTGACGGTCACCGACCCTATGGTTTGCAAACCGACCATGACGGTCACGTCGATGGACCCGCCGTTCTGGACGGCGGATATCCTGAGATTGAAGGGCCCGACGTATCGTGTCGGCACACTCCAGACGACTGTCGGCGACCCTGACGCGGTGTAGGCCACCAGATAGGTGCCGTAAACGTCGTTGTAATCGTCGACATAGTCCCAGCGCGTGAACGTCGCCCCAGCGGCGGGGGTGGTCCATCTCAGCAGGACAAGGTTGTCCTGCTGAGGGTTGCCCGTCTGCCAGAACGCCTCCAGCGTCCAGGCGACAGGACTGCTGGTCCCAGCCGGCGCCCGACCGGACAGGGAGCCGCCGTCGGTCAGTAGCGGCAGGGGTTTGGTGCCGTACCGTTGGGTGCCCCCGACGGTGATGTCCACGCCCCCAGCGGCGAACTTCACGCCCCCGGCGGCGAACATTGGCGCTACGCCGCGGATGCCGGATGCCGCCCCCGTCGCGTCGGCCTCGTCCTCACACGGCCAGTAGGCCAGCAGTCCGTCACCGGCAGCGGCGAGGATTGACCGGTTGATGGGCGATCGATTCGGCGGGGATCCGCGTCCCAGCCGGCCGAGGACGCCCACCGACTCGATACGTGCCACCGCGAGTTTGCCGGAGCGGCCCGGCCAGGACACCGACCAGGACCGCACGTAGCCGGAGTGACGGTTGCGCCATCCGGCCCCGTCACCCAGGTCCACGTCCACAACGACCGGTGTCCAGGTGCGCACATGCGGCCAGTAGGGGCTCATCGCGTTGTCGGCGGTGAACCGGCCGTCGCTGTTGCGAAGCGTCAGCGCGCACGTCGACGACTCGGGCCGGCTAGCGCCGGGCTGGCGCCCCCACTCCAGCTCGATCGGATCCGACGCCCGCCACCAGGCAGTCAGGTCCGTCCATGACCACGTCCCCGAGCCGGCGGTCAGGTCAGCGCCGAACGCCGCGCGGATCCGCACGCCGAGCGGATCCCCGTCAGCCCAGCCCATACCGCCTCCCTACTGGTCGGATCCGATGACCTGCTGCACATCGCCGCCACGCAGGGCAACCTGCTCCCGCAGCACGAGCACCAGGTCCGAGCCGCGAGCGCGAAGCTCGCCGGTGAGCAGCAGTCGCATCAACCCGGCCACGGCCGACCCCGAAGTGAGGGGTTGGATCGTGGCCCCGCGGTTGAGGTACGCCAGCTCGGGGCCACGCTCACCGACCACGGCAAGACCCGGCGCGAGAGCAGTACCCCCCTTCGCCAGGTACGGGATGTTCGGGGTGGACAGAGTCGCTCCACCCCACACCTGGCCCAGGCCGGGCACGGAGATCCCGGGAATGCGGAAGGACAGCCGGTTCCACCGGCCGATGATCCAGTTCAAAGCGCTCTTGAAGGCGGCCTTGAACCCGTCGAACAGGCCCCGCGTCGCCCGCCCAACCCGCCCAGGAAGCCCGGTCACCCAACGCAGCCACACCGAACCCTTATCGACGATCCAGTCGAAGACGTCGCGGCCCAAGTCGCCGACCTTGCGCCAGGTCCCCGAAAACAACGACCACCACTTCACCGCCCCCGCAACGAGCATCCCGATCGCCCATTCCCAACCGCCGACGATCCAATTCAGCACCCATTCGGCGGAGACCTTGATGCCACCCCACGCGGCCTGCCACAGATCCTGAAACCACGTCGTTTTCGTCGCAATCAGCACGATCACGGCGACAAGGCCGACGACCGCGAGCACGATCCATGTGATCGGCGAAGTCCACAGCGCCAGGTTCAGTACCGTCTGCACTGCCGCCCATGCCTTCAGGGCCACGATGATCGTGCCGATCACTCCGGCGAGGATTCCCAGCCCGGTCGCCAGCGGCACCACCCAACCCGAGTTACGGGACAGCCAACCGAACGTGGCCTCAATGTGGGGCACGGCCTGGGCGAGTCTCTCGACCAGCGCGGCCTGGACCTGCCGCTTGAATGCCTCCAGCTTCTGACTGGCGGACGCCTCCAGCGCCGTGCCGGCTTTGTCGCTGGCCCCCGCCACGCCATCGAGGCCATCGCCTACCGCCGACAGGTTGCGCAGGAATTCGGGGATGTCCGCGACGTTGAGATCCTCCAAGGGGGTGCCGAAGAGGGCGATGGCGGCGTTTGCCTGCTGGGTGGGGTCCTTAATCGATAATAGGCCGGTCGTGATCTTCTGGAGAGCGGCGTGTGCGGTGTCACCGCCCGCGAGGACTTGGTTGGACATTTTCGCGGCGTTTAGTCCGATGAGGTTGTACGCCTCCACCGAGGACTTCGACATGTCAGTAGCTAAAACGGTGAATTCCTTTAGCGCGTCGGCCGTTTTGTCGATGCCGTACGCGCCCTTCTTGCTAGCACCCACCAGTAGCGCGAATGCCTGTTCCCCGTCGAATCCAAGAGTTCGGAAGAATTGGCTGTACTCGTTACCGACTTCCAGGATGTCCTCGCGCAGCGCCACCGGGACGCGGTCGGATGCGGCGGCGATCAAATCCATCGCGTGGTCGGCGTCCTGCGCCAGCCCCGAACCAATAAGCGTTGACGCGTACTGGGCGGCTGCTGCGACATCGGTACCCCACGCGGACGCGTACGCCTGGACTTTCACGGTCATTCGCTCGATCGCCCCGGCGTCGTCTACCGCCGCCAGATGTGACGAGACAACAGCCTGCGCGGCCTCCATCGCATCCCCCGCGGACTCGCCGAAGCCGCGGGCGTACACCCGTCCGGCGGCCTCGCCGATTGACTGCGCCAGCGCCGGATCGCCTACCCGGGCGGCGAGCTTCGCGCGGGCGGCGTCAAGTTGCAGACCACCGAGCAGGCCGGCGCCGATTCCTGCGGCGAGCGCGGCTCCGAGTACTGGGCCGATCTGCCGCATTTTGCCCTTGGCGTCCTTGAGTCCGCGGTCGAGCTGCCTGTCATCGACCTTGAGGTAGGCGACCAACTCGCCGAGTTTCAGCGCCACATCGCCTCCTGTCAGATCATGGACGGTCGTCGTCGAGTCGACGCCCGACTGCTTGCAGCGGACGGACCACGCCGTTACGGTGCAGCGGTTGTCCACCGGATAAGGGGTCTCCGATGCAGCCGCCGACGCAGCCTCAGCCAACTCCGGCGAAGAAGAAGGGCAATCCGATCGTCGCTGCGGTCGGGCTACTCGTGCTCGTCGCGCTGTGCGGAATAGGTGGATTCGCCGTGTTCGGCGGTGGTGCTCAACCACAGGATCCGGTGAGCGACAACCGAGGCATTACCGCCGAAATTATGTGCGAACAGTTCATCGAAAGAGAACTCAAAGCTCCGGCCACGGCAGAATACGCCGATCCGACAACTAGTAAAGACGGGGCGACCTACACGGTAAGCGGCGCGGTTGATTCGGAAAACAGCTTCGGGGCTAAGGTTCGGTCCCAGTACAACTGCATCGTCACGGATTCTGGCGACGAAAAATGGACGCTGGTGGATCTGACGCTGTCGGAGTAGCTCACACGGACTCCGAGAGCCCAGGTTCAGGCGCGAAGGCCCGGTAGGTGCGGGTATCTGCGGCGAGCAGGCCGAAGATGCGTGTTTGGAGCCATCGCCAGGACCGCTCCCGCATCAGGGTCCGGTCCTCGACGTCGATGCCGTACACGTCGTGTAGGTCGGCCTCGATGAGTGCCCACTGTGCGAGTAGGGTGCTCCAGCTCACCGTGCCTTCCGGCGTCCCTTGTTCCTGCGCCCGGGTGTCGGCGGGGATGTCGTACCACTCGTAGAGGCCGGTGGCGGAGTCTTTCCGTCCCCGGCCGTACGGTTCCCGCCAGTCTGGGCCCGGTTCTGCGCCCGACGTTCCTGTCGGTTCGTCGGGCGTGGGGCTTCCGGGCGGCCCCCGGAGGTCCAATATCGTTCGGCGGCTTCTTCTCCGCCGATGATCCAGATGTAGCCGGTCTGCCCGGCAAACTGGATGTACGGGTCCTCGACGCCGTCGGCGGCCATCTGCTGGTAGACGTCGCCGAGGACCCGTTCCGGCAGGCTGAGATCACCCGGCAGCTGCGGCAAGGATTCGATCCGGTCAACAGCGGCCTGGATCTCCTGCTCGCTGCTGGCGTTGTGTACCTCTCCGGTGACCTCGGCCAGGCGGCGGCACCACAGGCCCAGCTCGGCTGAGGGCAACGGCAGCGTGTACTCGCGGCCCTTGACTGTCAGCGTGAGTCCTGGCGACCAGTAGGCGTCGAGGTCGTCGAGGCGGGTGCCCATCAGGCGTAGGTGTAGTCGTCGGCGGCCGTGTCCGTGCTGGCCCCGGCTGTGGTGGTGACCTGGACTTGGACGGTACCGGCGAGGCCGGCGGGCGGGATCGCCACAACGTGCGAGTCACTGACGACCGTGAAGCTGACAGCCGGGTTCGCGCCGAAGTCGACCGCGGTCACGTCGGTGACGCCGTTGGGCCGGTAGTGCTGCCCGTAGATGTCCACGACCTGATCGGATCCAGCCGTTGACCCGGAGGTCGGGAAGATGCTGGTGACAGTCGGGATGAGGGAGCCGGCGGGGTTGGGGATGTCGGTGATCTGGCCCTGCCCCTGGAGCACGATGTCGATGGTTTCGCGGCCCTTGCCGCCGCTGGGTGCCCATGACTTGACGTAGACGCGGCCCTCGTGGGAGTTGCCGTCGTCGAGTCCCACCCGGTTGTACCAGCGGATTCCGAACTCGGCGCCCCCGGCGGAGGTGGTGCGCAGCGCTTTGAACTGGGTGCGGAGGAACGCTTGCACGGCGTCGATGGCGGTGCCGGCGAGGTTGGTCGACCAGGCGATCTTGACTTCGATGCGCCAGGCGTAGCCCGTGACCTCCTCTCGCATCGCCCCGCTGTCGTCGTAGACCTCGTCGTCTTCGGTGCGCAGCTCCTCGAGGAGCTTGACCTCCTCGACGCCCATGAGCTGCTGATACGTGACAGTCGGGTAGGTGGCGGTGTCGATGTCGAGTCGGTGGGTGCGGGCCAGCTCGGTGACCCGGGTGGTCGGGGTGGTCGCCATGACGCGGCCCTGCCTCTCAGTTGGTGCGATTGAGCGTCGGGCGCATCGCCTCGACGTAGTAGTTGCTGGACGACTCCCACCGGCGGTTGGTGTCCTGGCCGAGGGAGGTGTGGTTGTGGCGGGTCACGTCCACGACCTGCACCGTGCCGAGGGTGGCCCGGCCGAGGCTGTCGAGCAGCTCGTACACGGCGTCGGCGATGTCTTCGACGCTGCGCGGGTCATCGGGTAGTCCCCGGCAGCGCACCTGCACGCCGATCGTGTGGTCGGCCATGCCGGGCAGGTCGTCGCCGAGTGGGTAGGCGGTGAGGGTGATCAGCCGGTCCGGGTGCTGCGGGATGGCGCGGATGACGATGGCCGTCTCACCGGCCGTGTAGGCGCCGGATGTGCGCCACGTTCCGGCAGCTCCGCTGTGGAGCAGTCCGGCGAGGCCGGTCAGCAGTTGTGAGGTCCAGCCGTCACCGAGTGCCATCGCGGCGTTATCCCTTCAGCGGCTTACCGGCAGCCTTCGCGATGAGGGCGAGCATCACGTCCCGCTCCGTTGTCATCGGCTGTTCCAGGTATTTGGCTTGGCGGCCGTCGTCGTGCCGCAGCGTCATGTCCTCGTGCTGATGGATGGCGTATGGCCTGTCGTAGGACACGGCGACGGTGCCGGAGCCGGGGTCGCTGGATACCTCGCCGGAGCGTTCCAGGTCGCCCTCCTCATGCGGGACGAGCCCGGAAGACGTCTGGAGCAGGTGCTCCCCAGCGACCAGGAGGCCGTCCATGCCCGCGTCGGACAGTGCGGCGAGCACCCTGTCTCCGTCCCATTCCAGCCGGTGATCGTCGGCCATCGGTTACTCCAGGTTCAGTTCGACGTGCTCCGGTAGGGGGAGCCCGTGTGCGGAGATGTCCGACCGGGCCAGCACACGCGACGTGCGCCCGGCCCAGGTGACCCGGGAGCCGGGCGGGCAGACCGTGCCCGGTGGGCAGTAGACGGTGGTGGAGCTGACCTGTTCGGTGCCGGTGGCGTCCTGGGTTTGCACCCGCACCAGGCGGCGGGTCTGCTCCACCACGCACGGCGTCACGTCGGCCGGGCCGGCGAACACGTCACCGTAGGCGCCGGATCCCTCGTACGCCTGCACGCTAACCGTCGCCGGGGTGGGAATGTGGACGGCGACGAAGTCAGCCCAGTCCATGCCAGGGCTCCTGCGGGCCTTGCCCGGTCAGTCCGGCGGCCTGAAGTACCTGCCATGCCTGCGGCCACAGTCCGTTGATCTTGCTGGCTTGTTGGCTGGATCCGCCGGCACCCTGCCCACCACGCACCACGCTGACCTTCCCGATCGCGAAGCTCGCGGTTGGCGGCATCGCGCCGGTGCCGGTCAGGTCACCGGCGGCGATCATCCCGGCGACCTGCTCACACGTGGCATCCCGCAGGGCAGCGATCACGTCCGTGTCCGTCGCATCACCATTGGTATCGGTGTCGTAGACGGCGGTGAGTAGCGCCCGGTCGACGTCCCGCGAGGCGCGGGTGAGCAGCAGCGCGGCGGACGCACCGGTCGGCACCGTCACCGGGTAGGCGGCCAGCTCTGCTTCGGTTGCATACGCCACGCTGCTGTCTCCTCACTCGGGCCCGTATGTGTCGATCAGGTCGGTTTTGGTCATCGCCTCGGCCTCGTCCGGATCGGCGCCGTGCACCCTGACCGCGTAGCCGACCCATTCGGCCTTGACCGCCGACGGTGCGGGTGGCTCGTCGGCGAAGCCCACGCTGGCGGTCACCGGCTCGACCTGGTAGCCGCCGTGTCGGCGGAAGTAGGCCAGGGCCAGGCGGTCGCCGACGAGGTCTACCTGAGCGACGCCGTCGACGAATGTCGCTCCAGCGACCTCGCCGGTAACCGCAATGGGGGCGGTAATCCTGATGGTCGCCATCACTGCACCTTGACCTTGCGGAGCACACCGCATGCTTTGGTGTTTTTGAGCACCATCGCGGTTGGGCCCATCTCTAGCTCGCCGGTCTTGACTGCGCCGGCCCGCATGAAGTCGGGCATCCACGTTTCCACCAGCGGCTTACCCGCCACGGAGGCGCCGTGCAGCGCGTCAAGTCCGAGGCTGACGGCGTACAGGTCGGTGAGGCCGGTGATGTTGCCGCCGGGCCCGCCGCCGTCGGCGTCGGCGGTGTAAACCTTCACGATCGGGGCGGAGCCTTGCATGCCGTCGCCGAGGTCGATCAGGGTCCAGTCGCCGTAGCGTTCGACCCGGCGGCCGAGGTCGTCCTTGTCGGCGGTGTACAGACCGGCCCAGCGGGCGAGCGCCCGGATGCGGGTGATGGACTTGGTGTTGCCCAGCAGGGCCTTCTCGCCGGGAGGGAGGGCGCCGGGTGCGCCGAGGTCGCCGCCGCCGGTCTTCGACGGCACGATCTCGGCGAGCATCGCGTCCAGGTGGTCCAGGGCCGCCATGGCCAGGGCCTGGGTGGTGACGGTGGATGACCGCCAGTCCAGGTAGCCGTCGGTTGTCCCATTTGCGAGCGGGTCGTACTCGGTGGCCGTGCCGGTCAGGGACTTGTCGAGGCCGTCGAAACCGTTCGCGTCGACGGCGGTGTCGCCGTTGATGAGTTCTTCCTGCCACTTCTGCTGGGTGGCGGTGAGTAGTTGCTGCATCTGGAACGTGACTTCGTTGGTCTGCGCCTGGCCGAGGTTCGCCAGGATCCGGTCGACCGCGAATGCGCCGCCGTGGGGCTTGAGGTCAACGGTGTACCGGGTCCGGGTCGCCTCGGCGGGCGTGTACTCGGTGTTGATGGCCCGGAACGCGGCGGTGCGGGGGGTGGTCAGGCGGGTGTATCCGTAGGTGAGGGTGGATCCGCCGGTGGGGTTGACGGTGTCGTCGAAGACGATGCGGTCCAGGAGCCAGGAGTACCGGCGCAGGTTGTCGATCACCGCGAAGGCGACGTCGTCCTGCGTGTTCACCTGGGCCTGGGCGAGGGTGACAGTCATTGCTGTGACTCCTGTTCCTGGGTGGTGGTTAGTTGCCGTTCATGCGGGCGGCGATGGCCGCGCCGAGTCCGGCGGGGCGCTGGCGGGCGCCGGTGCCGCCGTTGTGGTCCGCTCCCTGTCGGGCCGGCCCTTGGCCTCCCAGAGCGAGTTTCGGGTTGCTCTTCACTGCGTCACGGATCGCCTGACCGACGGCTTTGTCGAAGTCGGTCGCGGACGGATCCAGGGCGGCGAGCGTGCGCATGAATGTGCGGCTGTCGGTGAGCGCGTCGACGTCCGCGCCGGCCTTGCCGGCGAGTTTGAACAGCGCGTTTTCGATGGTCAGCTCGCTGATCCGGGCCTGGGCGTCGGTCAGCTCCTTGGCGACTTTCGCCGCGGTGGCGGCCGGGTCGGTCTTCGGGTCGGGCTTCAGGCCCAGGGCGACCAGGACAGCGTCAAGCTTGGCCTGCTGGTCCTGCTCGGTTCTGAGCCGGAGGTCCTTCTCGCGTTTGGCGTCGTCGCGGGCCTTGCCCAGGTCACGCATCGCGCGGTCAGGGTCGTACTCGCCCTTGATCTCGGGCTTGCTGGTGGCGTCGTCCTGGCCGGTCTCGCCGGCCGGGGAATCGTCGCCGGTGTCGTCTGCGCCGTCGGATCCGTCGCCTGCTTCGGCGCCGCCGGCGGCGAGGCGGATCGGGAGGCCGTTGCGGCGGTAGCCGATGATGCGGCCGGCGAGGGCGCTCAGGCCGGGACGGGTGTGCTCCACAGGTTCCCTCCTTGAGGGCAGCGAACACCCCGGGCTTTCGCCGGGGTGGTGACAGGGTTTGGTTCGCCGATCAGGCGTGGATCAGTCCAGGCCCATGATCTGCCGGGCCCGGGCGTGGAATTCGTCCTGGGCGGCCGGCGGGGCGTCGAGGTCGACGTAGTGCAGGTTGTAGTCGCTGCCCGGCGTCGGATGCTCGTCAGGGTGGAACCCCGCGGTGTCGGCGTGACGGGCTACCCAGTCGCGGTGCCATTGGCCGAGTTCGGCCAGGCGGCGGACCCGGGCGGCGGAGGGCCGGACCGGGCGGCGGCGAGGTCGGGGCATGTGGGGGTTGGGGTCGGTCATAGCCACTTCACCCCTTCCCAGTCCGAGCCGAGCATGGCGCGTTTACCGATCCAGTCGGCGCCGTCGGCGGATCGGCCGCACTGGCTGATCTCCCACGCTGACGGGTAGCTATCGCTGCCGAACGGCTCGTATTCGGCGCGCTCCAGGATAGCTTCAGCCTGCTCGATTTGCGTTTCGTCGGTCGCGGTTCTGATCTCGCGGCGGAGACGGTGCAGGATCTCGTCGGCTGACTCTTCGTCGGCGAAGTCGTAGCCGTGACTAGCCCACGTATAGCCGCCGATGTCGATGTTGGCGTGGACTTCGATGCGGGTGATGCCCTGTGACCGGTACCAGTCCTCCAAGTGGGCGTTGAACTCACTGGCGAAGCCCTTCCCCCGCTGGTCCCGGGCAAGCTGGAGGAAGGCGTGCACGGCGACAAGTTGCCCGTCGTCGTCGCGGTAGAACGCGCGCTGGACATTACCGATCTCAGTGCCGTCCAGCGCGTCGGCGTAGATCTTGGCGCGGACCAGGATGCCGTGGAGGTCGCCGGCGTGGCCGAATTCGTCGTAGCTTTCGACGCCGTTCACTTCCACGATCAGGCCGGCGTACTCCCCGCCGACGATGTCGGCCATGACATCGCCGGCCATGTCTCGGCCCGCAGCCTGGTCAAGGTCTACCTCCAGCAGTCCTGGTAGGTCATCGACGCGGGGCGGCGGTTGGGGTGCGCGAATCCGCTGCGGCAGTGCCGCCGGGATAGGCGTGGCGGCCGGCGATGGCATGCTGGCTGGCCGGCTACCGGCGCCGGGCTGTTCCCGGTAGCGCAGCCTCTTCAGCTCCGGGTTCGCGGCGAGATGCTCACGCATCGTTTTCTGCCAGGCGCGGATCTTCGCGCGGGCGGCGGTCTTCGCCTCCGGTGTGAGCGCCCCCGTTTCGCGTTCCTTCCAGCGGCGAATCTGCCGTTCGATCGCACGTTGTCGGTCTTTCGCCTCGTACCCCTTGGGGTTGGCGGTCGGCTGGGCCGGTCGGCGGGTCACCCCGGGCAGGTACGCGCGCAGGCTGTGTGTGCAGTTCGGGTGCTGGAGGCCGGCGGCGCGGGCCTGCTCCACCGTCCCAGCCACGTCCACTGTCACGGTGCGGCCCTCGTCAACAGCGCTGGGCACCTCAACCCGACCCCGCTCGGCGCCGGAGATCGACAGGACGGCGCCTTCCCAGGGGCGGCAGCGCTCACACTCACGGGGACTGTCAGACACGATGACAAGATCAACACCGAGGCTGGTCAGCCGATCGGTCTGTCCTTGCACGGCGGCGCGTTGGGTAACGGTACGGGCTGCCATCTCCACATACGACGACAGCCGCCACTGCCGGCCGCGGACATCAGTGAATGATGTGATCCCCTGGTCGACGAACTTTTGGTACGCCCACTGGGATGCCTGCCGGCGGGTCATCCCCCCGGCCACCGACACGGCGGTCGCTCGCTGCACCACCGCCCGGTACACGTCCATCACGTGGCGCAGCACGTTGGAGTGCCGCTGCCGCACGTCGTCGAGTAGCGCGGCGGCGAGGGATTCCATCACCCCGGCGCGGATGCCCTGCGTGCGGATCACTCCAGCCGCCCGGTCGGCGTCTGGGTCGCGGGGCAGCAGGCGGGCGGGGATACCGGCGGTGGCGGTGGCCTGACCGGTGCGGTACGCGGCGGCGAGCATGTCCCGGATGCGGCCGGACGTGTCCTCGGCGGCCAGGGTCAGGACCCGCTCGACCGCGCTACGCAGCGTGGCGAGGGCCCCGAGGCGCTGCACCTGCCAGTCGGCGGCGTCGATACCGGTGGCCAGGCGGCGGGTGACTTCGGCGAGGATCGCCTGTTCGGCGTCGCGGTACAGGTCAACGAGGGTGCGGGTGGTGGCCTCGATCTGCTCGCCGGACAGGGCCATCGGCTACGCCTCCACCGTCGTCTCCTCGTCGGCTTGGTCGTTGTCCTGGGTGTTACCGGCGAGTGCCCCTAACGACGACCCGACCTCAACCGGGGTGGGCTGGTCGCCGTGGATGAGGGCCACTTCATCGCGAACCTGGGTGTCGTCCCAGTCGGGGTGCAACATCCGCACCTTGGTGTCGACCGAGGCTGCCTGCGCTGCCTCGATGAGCTGAAGTGTCCGGGCTACCGTCTCCGGGGATTCGGACACGCTGTCGCCGAACTCGACGTTCGGCCGCACCGGTTCGGGCCGGCTACCGCCGAGTTGGGCGCGCTCAACCGCGAGGAGCAGCTCCACTGCCTCGACGATGGCGGGCTTCCATGCCTGGATCCGGTTGCCCCGAGTGGCAAAGGACATCCTTTCTCGGGCCTGCACCTCCGTGGCTGTCACGGCGACATCGCCCTCATCGCCCAGGGTTTGGCTGCTCAGGCCGGCGTGCCGCATGGCGATCTTCACGGCCTCGTCGAGTGATGCCTTGTGCTCAGCGTGGCGAATGGCGAACTGGCTGAGGGTGATGCCCTGCCCTTGGTCGGGTAGCGCGTTGATCGACGAGTACACCTCCCGGTCTGCGTCCCATGTCGCGCCTTGGCCGGGCCCGTTGGACTGGAGCATGTAGTCCGGGATCATGATCCGGGCGCGGGCGAGGCGGATGTCGCGCATCCACGATGTCCACACCTCGTCGGCAGCGTCGAATGTCTGTTCGTTGCCGTCGAAGTCGCTACGGCCGAGGTACTTCAGGCCCGGCATGGTGCGCCACAGCCGTTGGGGGCCAGTATTCGGGATCCGCACGACATCAAGCCGGTCCAGGCCGGTGGCCTGAGTGCCTGTCTCGTCCACGAGGTCGGCCAGGTGGTGGGTGTCGGGGTGGTCTGCCAAGCTCAGCGGTCGTCCGAGCTGGTCGGGGGTGCCCTCGTGCACGGCGTAGGTAATCCGGCCAGCGCGGGAACCGTTGACGCTGGTGACCACGTCGTGGTGCTCCAGCAACCGGACAACCGTGTTGCCATCGTTGGCCAGCTCCGACCAGAACGTCACCTCGACCAACCGGCCCCACCGCAGGACCGGCAGCGCCCCGTCGGCGTGCACCGAGGCCACGAACGCCCGATCCGCGTAGACGTCGCGGTCGATGACCGGCCGTAGGTACACGTCGCCGAGCGCCGACGCGGCCTCCGCAGCGTGCAGCAAGACGGCGTTGAGGCCGTCCTCCTGGAGCTGCTCCAGCCGCGCCGTCACGCTGCTGTCCTCGTGGGTCAGGGTGGGTGGTTCGGCGAGCAGCAGATTGGCCGCCGTGGCGGCCAGGTCAGCGGGCAGCGGCACATGCAGGCGGCCGTCACGCTGCCCGGCCGGTGGTGGATTACCCCACAGCCAGCGCGACAGGTAGCCCACGACACCACCGGCGTACTGGCTGGCCCGCACCCGATCGGACGGTGCGAGTCTGGTGCCGGTGACGGCCCGGTTCAGGTAGACGGTGCGGAGCCGGTCGGGGTCTCCCGTGTACCACGCGTCCCAGTCCCGGTAGGCGGCGTAGGCGGGGGCGTACGCGGGAGGCGGCCAGGCGCCGCCGGTGGGAATCGGCACCGGGCATCCCTTCGGTCAGGTGAGGTTGAGTGCGCCGGCCAGCAGCGGGCGCCAGGTCACCTCGGGGGTTTTGATCGCGTACCGGGCGGCGTCGATCGAGTGGTCATCGGCCTTGATCGGGGTGTCCTCGCCGCGCTCGGCGGCCTTGTCGTCCCAGGAGTAGCCGGGGATCTCGTCGATCAGCCCTCGGCACGCCTCGTGTACCCGGAGTTGGTCGTTGCCGAGCAGGCTCGACATGAGCCGGATGCCGTCGAGCACCGAGTTGTCGGCCATGGCCGGGGTCATGCCGTCTTCGTGCAGTTGCAGGCGCAGGGACGCGGCCGACGGGTCGACCACGGTCCATTCCGGCGTGATGCCCTTCAACCCGAGCGCCCCGGGCACTGGCAGGTCCTTGAGCCAGGCACGCAGTTCCCGGGACAGCGCCACGTCGGTGAGCTGCCGGCGGGCGGTAGCTGGGTCGTGCCGCCACTCGTGGGTCAGATACAGGCGACCGTCCTCACCGGCGCCAAGGACAAGGGCGGCGGTGGCGTTGCGGGTGCCGTAGTCGATGCCGACGGCAAGCCAGCGGGTGATGGCGGGCAGGGCGGCGACGACGTGCTTGTCCTCGTCGAACATGTCGAACACGGCGCCCTCGGCCTGCACCCACGCCCCGGTGATGAACCGCTTGTACCAGAGGCCGACGTACTCGGTCTTGAGGTCACGGACGTACTGCGGGTCGAGGTGCGGGTTGTCATCGAGGGTGCTGTGCCAGGTCCGCAGGTTCAGCTCACCGACGCGCAGGAGGTACTTCTTGCGCAACCAGTGATTGGGGGCGTCTGGGTTGGTGGTGCCGAACAACTGCGCACCCGGCACGGACAGCCGGGCCAGGACCTGGGTGAAGAACGCCTCGGGGATCGTCGTGAGTTCGTCACCGTAGGCCAGGCACAACGTCATGCCGCGGACTTTCGGCTCCGCCTTGGAGTCGTTCGCGCCTAGGACGTCGACTTCGCGGCCGAGGATCGTGCCGGTTGCCGCGCCTGGGTTGTACTTGACCAGGCGGGCGAGCGGCCCGAACAGGAGCGGATCCGTGAGTACCGCGAACACGTTGCGGTTGACGGATTCGCGGGTTTTGCCGAACAGCAGGACCCGGCCGGAGCTGGGCGCGGTCGCGATGGCTAGGAGGAGCCGCAGTAGCGACGCGACGGTTTTGCCGGACCGGACGCTGCCCTGCCAGATGTTGAGGCGGGCTGTGGACTCCACCACGGAACGGAGGTGGATCGGCGACAGGGTACGCCCGACCGCGTCGAGGTCAACCGCCATCGGACCCGGCGTGGTTGAGCTGGTCGTAGGCTGCGCCGAGGCTCCGGGCGAGGGCACCGAGCATGCTCTTCGCGGCGTCAACGCCGGGGTCGGCGTCGTACTCGTCAAGCTTGATGGCCCGGTCAATGGCGACACCCACGGCCTGCATGATCTTCTGCTTGTCCGCGAAAGTCGGTTCGGCCAGCGTCCAGTCCACGCGGTCAAACTCCTTGCCGCCGTGGTCGACATAGTCGGCTGGCCGCCAGAGTTGCTGACGGAGCCGCTCGGCGTCGTCGAGTAGGGCGTTGGCCAGTGCAGCGCGCTTGCCGCGGGCATCGTCCTTCTTGGCTTCGGTAGCGGCGCGGGTGGCAGTCCGGTCGAAGCTGAGGTCGAGCTGGTCGGCGATTCTGGAGACGGTACGTCCGGACCGGCCGATCGTCCGGCCGATCTCGTTACGAGACATGCCCTGGGCGTGCAGATCGCGGACGCGGTCGTAGTCGACCTGGGTGACAGGTCGGCGGGGCTCGTTGGTCAATGTTCACCTCGCGGGACCTAGAGTCGCGCGCTTGACACTGATCTTGACCGATTGGTGGATTCACCGCTGGTGATCAAATGTCAAGGCTAGCCGAATGACTTATCCACCCCCCCAATCACAACCAGATGCCACCCAGCCGCTGGCACCGCCAGCCTCGAAGCCGCGGCTTTCGCGGGCCGCGATTGTCGGCATCGTCATCGGCGGCCTGATCGTGCTCTGCTGCATTGGTGGCGTCATTGGGGCCATCGTTGGCGACGAGGGCGAGCCGGGCGCGCAGGCGGATCCCACCGCGACAGCGTCCGCCAGGCTAACGCCAAGCATTCCGGCTGCGCCGGCAACCACTGCGGCCGAGCCATCGCCGTCCACAACAACTGCCATTGAAGTGGCGGTGCCGGACCTCATCGGTGAGAACGCGCAGATTGCCTATGAAAAGCTCACTGAGCTGGGTTTCACGAAAGTGACGTTCGGTTCTCAGGATGCCGACGATCAAATCGTGCTGTATCCACCCAACTGGACTGTGACTAAGCAGAGTACAGAGGCGGGGGTGAAGCTCCGCACGGATCGAACCATCGTCTTGACCTGCACGAAGGAGGGGTAAACGGGGGCAGGTGTGCGGGCAGGCCCCAGCCAGTGACCTGCCCGCATCCCCTGGTCGCGTCCCGCCCTGGACGCGCAACAGCCCGGTGGCGCTGACGCGTCCTACCGGGCTTTGGGCACACTCCGCCTATGCGTGGATGTGTGAAAACATGATCGCTCGGTTAGGCGGCTGCCGTCAACTCGACACGCGTGCGGCCCCGGCCGGTGGTGCGGGTGAGCATCTCCACGTGGGCGGCTTGGTCGTGGCGGTACCAGGTGGTGCCGCGCCCTTGTCCGGGTAGGTGGTGGGCGGGTAGGAGGCCGTGCAGCCTGTCGCCGGTGTGGCGGGAGCGGCGGGCCCAGTCACGGACCCGGGCGGCGGTGATGTCGGGGCCGAGGGCGTGGGCGATCTGCGCGGCGGTGCCGTAGTGGTGGCCGGCGAGGCTGATCATGATCCGAGCGTACGTCCCTGCTGGTGCCCGGGGCCGCAGGGTGAGGCCGGGTAGGGGCCTTTCCTCTATCAGTGAAGGTGGCCCTGGGTTCAGCCGGCGAGTGCGGCGGGCTGAACCCCGAGCCGCTCTAGGCGGCCGTTGCCGTGGGCTGCGCTGTGGTCCGGTTGCGGCCCGTGGCGGCGAGGGCGAGGATCGCGAGTCCGATGGCCAGTGCTCCGCCGCCCTGTTTAGCGCCGGGATCGAGCATGATTAATCGACAGAGTGGCAGTATGGCATAGGGGTCGAGGCCGGGTTCGATGAAAATGAAGTTGTCCAGCGTTTTGAACCAGATGGTCGCGGTGGGCCAGACGGCGAGGCCGAGTGCGGTGAGGCCGAGCGTGAATGCGGCCAGCCGGCGCGGTAGTGGCCGGCGTCGGAGGCGGTACATCGTCCAGCCGGTGAGGATCCAGCCGGTGACCACCCCGACGAGACAACCCAGGAGGACCGCTCCCGGTTCCCACGTTGGCTGGGCTGGAGTGATGACGGCATGCAGGTGGCCCGATGCCGAATTTGGCCTGGCGTCTACGGTGAGGACGAGGCCGCCGCGGGTCGCCTGAAAGGTGTGGTAGGACACCTGATTCGGACCGGGTAGGTCCAGGGAACGCTTTACGACGGGGCCCAGCGTCCAGCCGTCGGCTTGCAGTCGTGCCTGCGCTGCGTCGATTCCCCAATGTGGGGCCGGGCGTGAAAGTTCTTGGACGTGCACACCGCGCCAGATCTTCTGTGTGTCGTCCAATCGCTGGAAGTCCGGTGTAGTCAGTTTGGCTCCGCTGACGGTTTCGGTAATCTGTTGGGCCACTGTGTTGGACGGTAGTCCCGCCGCTGTCTGCCACGCCAGCCAAGACGCTGCAACTGCCCCCGCCGCGCCAAGAGCCACGGCCACGACCACGGCCGTGGCCACGGTTGGTATGCCGACTGGTAGTCGGAACCACTGCCGTAGTGCCCCGCGTAGCAGGTCCGCCACGTCGGCCCGGTTGGGCGTTCGTTGGCCGGGCTCGGCGGAATCCATCAGCGTGGCGAGGATTTCCTGGCCGTGGGTCCGGCGGTAGCCGATCGGGTATGCCCACAAGAGTCGGCGGTACCAGCGTTCCAACTCGGTGTGTGTCCGGTGTTCCCGTATGACCTCCCCCGAGGCGGTCATACGGGAGCACCGAACGCGCCCGGGAGTCCGAACGGCGAGTCCGGTCGTGTCTGTAGTCGGCTTTCGGCTGCCGCAGCGTGTTTGCGGAGTCGGCGGGCCTGCTCGGCAAGTCGGGTGGCGCCGGCGTCAGTGAGCCGGTAGTAGCGGCGTAGCCGCCCGTCGACGATCTCTTGCCGGTCGACCGCGACGAGGTCTTGTTCGACGAGACGGTCGAGGGCTCCGTAGAGGGTGCCGGCTCGTAGGGTGACCGCCCCTTCGGAGAGTTCGGCGACTTCCCGGGTTACCCCGTAGCCGTGTTTGGGTCCTGTCGCGAGCGCCGTGAGGATCAGGAACGTTGGCTCTTGCATCGATGCCACGCGGAGTAGATTACGTTGACCGGTATATACCGTCAAGCTGTGCCAGTTAGGCGAACACGGGCCGCGGTCATCGGCGTACGACGGCGAGTGCTTATGCGGCGGTCACGCGGTGCCGGTGACGACAGCATGTCGGGGCCAGATGTGCGCCACACCCTCAACCGCCCCACTGGCGCGGCATCGGCAGCCCTCACCGAGGCACCGGCATTCAGCGGCGCACACCACCGTCCAGACCTCCTGCGGTCCGCAGGTCTGCACATAGACGTCGCGGCGGCGGCAGGCCGGGCACTCGACGCCGCGAAGCAGCTCCCGCTGCGGTCCGCAGCCCACGGCGGCGCGAACGCACGTATCCTCGTCCACCAGATGCCGGGTGATGACGGCGGCGGTGCCGGGTTGGAGGCGGGGAATGGTGTCGTAGATCCGCCACCATCCGTCCTGGCCAGCGGGTGCGGTGGGGAGTTGGTCAGCGAGCCAGGCCAGCTTGCGAAGGATGCGGGTGTGCATGTCCGCCCACCGGTTCCGGCGGGGTGCCCGAAGTGCGGTGGCGACGGCGGCCAGGCCGGGAGTGGGGTCGCCGTGACCGCCGAGGGTGTGGCGGCGGCCCCAGGCCGGGGAGCGCAGCAGGGTGGGGGCCTCCAGGGTTTCGGCGGCGATGTGGGCGGCCTCGTCCTCGGCGAGCTGGGCGAGGTGCTCGAGCGCCGTCTTCAGGGACCAGGCGGCGGCGGTGGCGTGTAGGTGGTGCGGGGAGGTCACGGTGCTCCCTCCGGTCGTGGGGCGGTCATGGCATTCACTGCGGGCGGCGGGTCGCCTGGCTGGCTGGAGTGGTACGGCTTGCCCGGTGCGGTCCGGCCAGAGGGCTCGCCTGTGCATTTGATACATGAAAATCAGTCGGATTCATGACGTTGGCGGCTGTCGGCAACCCATGCATTCAAGTCCTACGATGGTTAGTAGCCGGCGAAACAAATGGTCTCCGTGATGGGGAGGATCAATGCCGCTCGAATTCGACAGAAACTACCGGAAACTGGCTCCATTCCGGCAAGCGCACCCCGGGGTAACCGTCGACGGTGACGGATTCTTCCAAGCCGTGGACGAGGCAGGAATTCAAAAAATCATCGACCAGACAGTGGATACCCTGGGGTCGAAGCGCATCCTTGAATCGAACCAGGTCGACGCCAAGGCCGACGAAAAGTGGTGCACAAGAGCGGGCAAGCTGTTGCGGGCAGCCGACTCCCGCACTGAGGTCGACGCCAAGCCGAAGGTGATTTGGGCCATCCATCAGGACGTCACCGGGACTGCGCGAGGCGGAGGAGATACTAAGCTCTATCATTTCACTGTCACAGACTCTAAGGGCGAACGCACGTGGCACCTGTATGTCGATAAGCGAATGCAAACTGTCACCTTGCTAACTCCAAAACCGGGCGTGGCTGTGATGGTTTCGAACGCCTAACCGCGAGTAGGGGCACAAGCCGCTGCCTCCGACGGCCCTGCCCACAATTGAGGCGTGGGCCGTTTGAGGCTCCAGTGCTGCGACGTGGTCATCGGCTGATCCCGTCCAGCTCGACGGTGACGGTCGGGTAGGCCGTGCCCTCCGGTGGCCACGGGTAGTCCCGGGTAAGCAGGTGCAGAACACAGAGCTGCGGGCTCCGCCGCAGCCGCAGCGGGGCAGTCGCAGGAGCCGATCCCGTCTCCCCGACCGTGGTGGAGGTCGGGCAGTCCGCAGGCATCGCAGTGCACGGGTCAGCCCTCCCGGTCGGCCAAGTCGCCTGCACGGTGTCGCGCGGCGTCCGGGGCTATCACGCATCCGCCGTTGTCCTGGCCGACGACGACCCTTTCAGCGCCGAGAACGAAGCCGCCCGTCCGTAGGCCCGTCTCAGGGCCCTCAGGGCCACTGTGGGCGGTTGGGAGGGTGCCGCCCTCCGCGTCACCCGCACCGGGGTCTACGGGCGGCTGTGCGTGGCTCTCAGCGGGCGGCGTGGTGTCCTGCGTGCTGCCGGCGATGGCGGTGCTGTGGTCCGGGCACAGCACCGTGAGGCCACGAAGACGCATCCAGCCGCGGTCCTGTGGGCCGATGTCTGCGCGGTAGGTGCGCGGGCATCCCGGGTAGACGCAGTGGCGGATCAGGGTCCCCGTGGTGCCCTCCGACGCGTGGGCTTCGGTGGTGATGAGGGTGACGAGGTGGCGCGCGAGGCCGTCGTGCTCGTCGGTGATGGCCCCGGGGTAGTGGGCGTCCCAGCGGTCGTACCAGCCCTCCAGGAGGTCACGGACGGCTTCGACGCGTTCGTCGGCGGTGCGGGCGGCCCGCCACTCCGCCGTGGAGTAGTCGAGGAACGCCTGCATGCCGGCTGGGGCACCCTGCGCGCTGCCGGGCCGGGAACCGGTGCGGGTGGGGTACCGCGCCTGGTCGGCGAGCTGCGCGAGGGCGGCGTCGCGCTCGACGGTGATGGCGGCGTCGTGGTGGCACTCGCGGTGGACGGGCAGGCGGGCGGGTGTGGTCATGGTGGGCTCCTCAGGCGGCGATCGGGGACGTGGTGGCGGTCAGGAGCTGCCGGCCGATGTGTTCGGTGTAGGCGGGTGGGATCGCCTGTCGGCCGCCGAGGTTGGTCATCCACGTGCAGCCCATGGCGTCGGCGAACGCGCGCTCGTCCCTGTGCTCGAACGGCACCAGATCCTTGCGTCGGTAGCAGTGGCAGGGGGGCACCAGTTCGTAGCCGGTCCAGCCGCCGCGCTGGAAGACGCGGTGGCGGCGAACGTTGAGTCCGAACTGGGTGCCGCAGAGTCGGTAGTCGGCGCGCATGGTGCCGTCCCAGGCGGCTTCGGGCACGTTCTCGACCACGTAGGGCAGGCCGAGTTGGTCGAGCGCCTCAAGGGTCGGGGTGAGCAGGTCAGCGTGGTCTGCGCGGTTGCCTCGCCAGTCCGTGACTCTGCATCTGGTCTGGCAGGTGGGGCTGGCGGCGACGGCGGTGGGCCGGTACCGCTGCACCAACTCCGGTAGCAGGGTGAGCGCGTCGCCCTGGTGGAGCGGGAACGGGTAGCGGGGTTGCGGCCGGATGTCGACGCCGATCACGGCGAATCCGGCGCGGTGGTAGCCCATGCTGGCGCCGCCCTCGCCGCAGTAGAGGTCGAGCAGGCGTGGTCGGGTAACGGGCATGGCGGCCTCCTCAGGCGGCGGTGGCGGGTAGCGGTTGGCCGTAGCCGGCGGCGTGCAGGAGGGTGGCGGCGTCGGCGAGCAGCATCCGCACGGGCCAGTGCATCCGGAGTGCCGGCTCAACGCCTGTGGCGAGTGCGATGGCCTGGTGGGCGGGCATGACGGCCCACCAGCGGCCGGCGTTGGCGGGGCCGATCCCGGCGCGTTGCACGACCAGGACACCGATGTTGGCGTGGGCGTTGACCATTTCGGTGGCGAGCTCGAACATCCAGCGGCTGATGGTGACGTCTCCAGCGTTTCGGGCCGCGTTGCCGCCTTTGATCTCCCAGCAGATGCCGGGGGTGCCGGTGATGTCTCCGGCGTCGTGGGCGCCGCGGAGGCTGCGCCGTTCGGCGTGGGGCCAGCCGGCGGCGTGCAGGTAGCGGACGACGGCGGTTTCGGCTCGGGTGCCGATGTCGCGGGGACGGGTCACGGCTGGTCCTTCCGGCGGATGGCGGGTTGTTGGCGGCGGAGCCGGTCCAGGGCTTCGGCTCGGCGGGCGGCGAGGTCGTCCAGGACGGCTTCGGCGAGGGGGCCGACGGGCTCCGGATCGCCGTCGCGGACCGGGTTTTTGTTGATCTCTCCCCTCTCGGAGTCACGTTCTGGCCTCCCTAAAGGAAGGCCAGAAAACGTGACTTTCCGAGGGAGGGGCCGCGTGACTTTCTGTGCGGACTCGCGTGACTTTCTGACCTGCGTAAACTCGCTCGTGGTATCGATGCGTGACTTTCTCCGTGACTTTCGGTCAGACATCGACGCGTGACTTTCTCCGTGACTTTCTTCGGCACCCAACGTGCGTGGATCGTCACTACTGGTGTTGGTCATCGGTGGTTCCCTCCTCACCCATCCACGACGCCGGAGCCACCGGAAACCACCGGTCCCCGTAACCCCGACCGCCCTGCCCCTGAGCCGCAGCGCGCTCCGTCAACACGCCCTGCTTCACCAGCTCACGCAACTTCCGGCGGGCCTTCTCCACCTGCGCCCGACTCGGCTTCTCCGTCGAGAACTGGCACCGCGCCGCCTCCATGGCCGACACACCGGTGCCCGCGCACCTACGGGCCAGCGCCACCACGTCGGTGTCCTCGTCGACGAACACCTCCGACAGGCCGGTTTCCCGGTTGTGGATGACCTTCAACGGGCCGACCTCGTTCATGGGCTGCTTCAGGTGCACGAAGTCCACTACCGGGTCGCCCGGATCACCCCACAGCAGCACCACCGACCCGGCACCCGAGGTCAGCCACGTCGACCCGTAGATACCGTTGATGTTGTTCGGCTTACCGCCGTCGATACCGCTCTTCACGGTGTGGTGCAGTTCCACCAGCTGCACACCCTCCGCGAGAGCAAGCTGCCGGGCCCGGTTGTAGCCGGCCCCGACCTCGTCCTTGGACAGACCCACCGTGGCGTCTTTCAGGCTGTCGACGAACACCACATCCGCGTCGTGCTGACGGGCCAGCCGCAGCAGCACCTCCGGGTCAGCCGCGAAGTCAGCCGGCGGCGGCCCCGACCAGAACCGCAGCATCTCGGCCAGGTAGCGGCGCCCCACCTCCTGCTCGGCGCCGACGAACATGCGGGCGAGGCTGCGGCGGGCCTGCTCGGGCCGGTCCATGGCCAGGTACAGCACCCGCCGGTCGCACGGCGTGACGGGGTAGCCGAGCACATCGCCGGTGATCCCGACAGTGGCGCGCAGCAGCTGCCCGGCGACGGTGGTCTTCCCGACTCCCTGTGGCCCGGCGACCATCAACGCCTCGCCACGCGCCCACAGGATGTCTTCTCCCGCGCCCCACAGCGCGGGAGGCGTTGCCGGCAGGTCGAGCAGGAAGCTTGCGCCGTCGTGTACCCGGGCGGCGTCGTCGGCGTGGGCCTTGTCGAGGGCGGACTGCTCCTCGCTGGCCCGTTGCTCGGCGAGCTTGCGCGCCCGTAGTCGCAGGTACTCCCGGTCGGTCTCCTCGTCGAGGCGCTGACGGTCGCGGGCGGCACGGACCTGGGCGCGGGCCTCGTCCTCTTGCCGCTGCCACGCCGCATGCTCCGGTGTGCCCGCATCGAACGGGTTCGGCATCGGCGCCAGGGTGTCCGTGCCCTCCCACAGATCCACACTCACGCGGCCACCCCGAGGTGCCGGACCGGGCGGCCGGTCTCCCAGTCCACCGGCCCGCCAAGGTGGACACGGTAGGGGCGGCCCTCGCGGGCGGCGCGGGCGCGGGCTGCGGCGTCCATGTCGGCCAGCTCGGCGGCGACACGCTGCTCGTAGGTCATCCGTAGGTGCGCCCGGTCGTCCCAGTTGCAGACGATCCGGGCCACCTGCTCGTCGACGGCGGCGGTTTGCCCGGCGAGGTAGGCCAAATGCAGCAGGTAGGCGACCTCACCGCGGGTGTATGTGCGGCGTGTGGGGTCCTGCATGGCGTCGCAGACGTCGAGGACGTCGGCGGCGGCCGGGGTGGTGCTGCTCATTCAGGTCCCCCAGGGGTTGATCGTGTGCGTGCCGTTTGGTGGTGCCCCGTCGCGCGCTCGATACGCGGTGCCGGCCTCGTCCCGGGCGGGGCGGGGTAGGCGGTTTAGAAGGGCGGCTTTTCGTTGTCGGGCGCGTCGCGGGTGGTCCATGGGTCGTCGCTCGCCCCACCAGTCGGGGCGTTTCCGCCGCTGCTGGAGCGGCTGAGCTTCTTCACCTGGGCGGTAGCGAACTTCAGGGTCGGGCCGATGCCGTCGACCATCAGCTCCACCACGGAGCGTTTGTCGCCGTCCTTGGTCTCGTAGCGGCGAGTCTTGAGCCGGCCCGTCACGACGACCTCCAAGCCGCGGGCGAGGGACTCGGCGACGTTCTCGGCCTCCTGCCGGAACACGGAGCCGTCAACGAAGAAGGTGTCGCCGTCGACCCACTGGCCGTTCTCGTCCTTCTTACGGCTGTTGAAGGCCAGGCGGACCTTGCAGACCGCCACACCGGACGGGCTGTAACGCAACTCGGGATCGTCGGTGAGACGGGCAACGCCGGAAATGGTGGGCAGGCTCACGGTTGTCCTTCCGTATCGGTGTGGCATGGGCATTCACAGCCAGAAGCGACGCAGCGGCGATGCCGCCGGCCGTAGCAGGAGGGCGCGAGCAACAGCCGCCGCGCGTCGCCGGCGAGCCGGCGAACCTCAGGCCGGGTGACCCGGTCCGACCGGGCGGCCCGGACGGTGTCGGCGTAGCCGCAGTTGAGGCACCGCTGCTCGTCGGTCACTCCGTCGGAGTTGACCTGGAGGGCTTTGCCGCAGCGGGGACACCGCAGCCGCGCCGACGCTGCGCTGATGGTGGCCATCAGGTGGCGGCTTTCGGTTTGCGGGCGTTTCCCAGGCGGGCCAGCAGCGCACCGAGAGTGGTGGGCTCGCCGTCCTCGTCGGCTACCGCGGCGCCGAGCCTGCCGCGGCCGTCTTCGGCCTTGTACAGGACACCCAGTTCCTCGAACCCGGTAGCCGGGTCGAGAGCCTGACGGCGCACCTCCATGACGCTCATCCCCGGGTCGGCGCCGTCGGTGAGCCAGTCCAGGACCTGCTTGCCGAACCCGGCGTCAGGTTCACGGATGACCGCCTTAGCCAGCGGTTTGCACCGGGACTTGGCCACGACGAGGGTGTTGTCCAGGTCGAGGTCACCGACAATGTCGAACTCGTATTCGATGCCGTCGCGTTGCTCCGGCTTGGTACCGATCTTGCGGGGGATCTTCTTGCCCCGGTCGTTCTCCTCAACCACGTACTCGGTCTTGGTGCGCATGGTGACCACGACGTGGCCCGGGTAGGCGAGCAGAGCGTCGACCATCTGCCGCTCCATCGGCCGGGCCTCTTTCCACCCGGCGAACGTGTTACCGCCACCGGAGCGCTTCGCGGCGGCGTCGACCTGCTCCAACATCCCGCCGACACCCATCCAGAAGTGGGAAAGACTGTCGACAACCACGGCGTCGTAGCCGGCTTCCCCCGCCGCGGCGAGAGCCCGAACGAGTTGCCGCGGGTCATAGGTGTGCATGTGCAGGGTGTCGAAAGCGAACTCGTCGGCGTACTTGGATGCGCTGCCACGCTCGGTGTCGATGACGGCGACACGCTCACCCAACGCAGTGGCGGTGATCAAACTGGTGTAGGTTTTGCCGCTGCCGGACGGCCCAGCGAAGGCGATCCGAGCCTTAGCTTGATTCTTGGTGGCCGGGGCGAAGGTAAAGTTCACGCGGTTCTCACCTCTCGGTATGACTGCGGGCGCTTGGACTGAGATCGGTGCGGGTGCAACCGGGGCACTGCGCGTAGCTGCTGGCCGCCGGGCTCACACCCGGGATGCCGGTCGTGCACGCCGGGCTCCCCACCGGCGCCGAGCGTGGCGGCGGGATGCACCGGCCACCGGCACCCGCCAGCGCACGGCCGCCCGCCGGTGATCGCGGCCTGGGTAGCGGCGGCGATGTTCGCCCACCGCCCGGCCCTCACCGCGGCCCCGCCGTCGGCCAGCGGTGCCGGCGGACCGTCCGCACCCGCGACACCCGGGGCAGATCCCCCGGCGTGCGCCGATGCCGGCCCTCGGCCCGGACCTCGGCCCGCACCGGCCGGGGCAGGGGCAGGGTGCGCGGGGCGGGCAGCCAACCCCGCCAGATCGGGATCACCGGCCCGCCCCCTCACGGCCGGCGAGCCGCTCCCGCGCAGCCACCAGACCCACCCGCAGCTGCTGGGAGGTGCTGATCGCCCGGTCCCGGTCGGCGCGGGCCTGCCGCAGGTCGTCGCCCAGACCACGGGCCATGGCACGCCACTGGGCGGCCTGGCGGGTGCGCCGCTCGTAGGCGGCCGTCGTGGTGTCCAGCGCGTCTTGGAGGCGGGCCCGCTCGCGGTCGGCCGCGTCGAGGGCGGCGGCCAACTCCCGCACCATGTCATCGCTCATCGCCGCGCGTCCTCCAGGTCCGCGCGCTCCAGGTTCGCGCCCCTCAGGTCCGCGCCCCTCAGGTCCGCGTCGCGTCCGTGATCACGGACCAGACGCGCGCCGTCCACGATGTCGGTCACGTACGCCCGCCTCAGCCGCCACTTACTCCCGCGGGCGTCCGACAACAGGTCACCGCTCGACCAGGCACACAGCAGCAGGGTCACCGCCGGCACACCGGCGGAGGCCATCGCCCCCCAGGTCCGCGCCAGACAGATCCCGTCACCCACATCGAATGGGCACTCGCCGGCGTTGTTGGCGTCGATCGGCCCCGGAGCCTCAGCCCACTGCCCGGGCCACGGCCACCGGTAGCCGTGCCGTGAGCGCAGATCAGGGTGGACGGTGCGGATACCCCACCGGTCGCAGCCGGCAGGCAAGACCCGGTCGGCAGTGCCGAACGCAGCGGCGATGGCATCAACAGTGGCGATGCCGGCCGGCGCCTCCGACGGCTCCAGGCCGGCGCAGATGCCGACGGTGACATAGCTGACGTGGGCCGGCGTACCGGCGAGAGAGGCCACCCGGTCAGCCGCCGCACGCAGGTCAGCGGCCAGGGACTGCCAGTAGTCCGGCTCGGCCACAACGGTGACGGTCTCCTCGACGCCGTACAGCTCCTCGCCGTCGATGAGATCGAACGTGACAAGGACGGACCTGCCCCCGTCGCGGCGGACGCGCGACACGGTCAGGGACTCGCCGCCGACCACGCCGAGCTCGTAAAGGATGGTCATGCCGGCGGTCAGGTCGCCGGCCTTGATCTCCCGGGTCCGCAGCTCAGCGGAGTAGCCGGGGCGGTCGGTACGATCGGTGTGCATCTTGCACTTCCTCTTCTCTCGATGGTGTTAGTGCGGGATGTCGAGCCCTTCGCCGACCGCAGATCGGCGGGGGGCTCACTTACTGCTGCGCGCCGCGTCGATGAGGTCTGACAGGCGCTGCCGCTGCCACTCCCGCCTCTCGGCGTCGGTGGCGGAACGCCACTCCAGGCCCGAACTCGGGTCCGAGGCCGGCGGCGTAGGGGGCACGGTGAGACCAGCGGCGACCAGCGCCACGCCGGTCACGACCTGGACGACCGCGCGGGCCAGGGTTGCGGCGGTCACTGGGCGGCCTTGTTGCCCAGCCGCTCACGGCGGCACGTCTTGCACTCGCGCCGGGCGTAGCCCTTCGGCGTGCGCCGCGAGTACGTGTTCTGTGGCGTGTACTCGTGGCCCTGCCGGCAGTGGGTCTTCGCCGCGTTGTGATGGGGCATGGTGTGGCGGGAGCGGAGCAGGTTCTGCCGCTGCGTTACCGCTTCCAGGTGAGTCGGATTGACGCACCGTCGGTGCCGGCACTCTCTACCACCGGGACAGGTGATGTCGGTGTTGTGGCACTGGTGGTCGACGTTCAGGCCGTCTGGGACGGGGCGGACCATCAGTTCGTAGGCGACCCGGTGGGCACCCTCGCTACCCTTGCCGAAGATCCCGTAGCCGTCGGAGTTGGTGTGGCCACGCCACATCCAGCAGGCGTCAAGTCCGGCGGCTGTGTCGACCTGGGCGATGAAGGCGCGAAGTCGGAGCGGGTTGACGGCGTTCATGCGGCGGCCTGGCGGGTGCGGGCTTTAGCGGACTTGCGGGCAAGATCCGCCATGTGCGCGCGACGCAGCAGATCGATTCGACGGGCACGCTCGGCGGGGTCGGTGATCTCGGCGGGAACCTGGGCGTCCCAGCGGGCAGCGAGGCCGCGCTGACCGCGTTGACCGGTGGCCTTGGGGTCAAGGTCGCGAGCAGCGCGGCGGAGCCCACCGATACGGCCGGCGGCGACGCGGTCCTTGCGGAGCTGCTGGTTCATGAGGCCGCCCGTTCCCACATGGCGTCACGGGGGAGGCCGAGGCGTTCGGCGGCACGGCGTTCCTGACGGGCGGTGGTGTCGATGCCCCGGCGCCAGCGGTTGAGGGTGGCGCGGGAGATACCCATTAAGGTGGCGCGCTCGTCGTCGGTCTGCGCGCCGAGGGAGGTGCAACGCTTACTGACGATGTCCCAGCACAGTCGCCATGTGTCTGAAGTGGCACCATGAGCGACCGTTGAGATCTCATGCATGGAACCCATCATGCACGTCTCATAGATGAGACGCAAGCGGAGCTTGCAGGTTCCTTGTATGACATTCGGTCAATCTAGAGTGTCATCTATGACACTAGAGGCAACGCTCTCTACCTGCTGTCGAGTGCGGTCCAGCTCTCCGTCTCAAAGACGACACGTGTCATGTATGACGACGACAATGTCCGAGCAACAGACCTACCGTGTCCGCATGGCGTCTCCCGAACAACGAGGTCACGACTTCGCGCAGCTCCTGCGTGCGGGCCGCAAGGCGAAGGCCTGGACGCAGGAGGACGTCATCGAAGAGGCCGGCCTGTCTCGGTCGACGTACCTGCGGTGGGAGGCTGGACGGGTGGAGCGTCCGGATCCTGAGCAGGTCCGGGCAGTCTGCCGCGTGCTGAACATCGACCCACGGGAGGCGGCCGTTGCGCTTGGCTACCTCACACGGGACGAGATTGGGCTCGGACCGGAGCCGCCGCGGGTGTTCGACGCAACGGTGGAAGAGGTCGTTCAGATTCTCCAGGATCCGGCTGTGTCTGAGCTCGAGAAGCGCGAGTGGGTGCAATACCTGAAGTTCCGCACAGGGCGGCCGACGGAGCCGGGTCGTCGTCGGCGCGCAGGATAGGCTCATTGCGTCAGGCAGAACTCGCCTATTCGGTTGTCGCTCACCTTTTTAGCGCGGCGAGCGCGTGTTGCTTTGCCGCTCGAAGCTGGACGCCTTACAAGCGAGGGGTCGCAGGTTCGAAACCTGCCGCGCCCACCCCGAATCACCAGCACGCCGTCGTCGAGGTGCACGAAGCGGCTCCCGATCAACCGGACATGGTCCCCAACGACGGATGGCCGCGACAGCGGTGACGGTCGCGGCGCCGGGCGTCGAGCATTCCGAACGTCTGTCGCGTCAGCGGTTCACCGCGACTCGGCCTCCGCCTGTCCGCCGGGCGGCAGGTCGCCAGGGCCGCGGATGAGGTAGATCGCCACCAGCAGTAGGTAGGCCAGCAGGCTGAGGATCGGATCGATGAAGACGATGGCGAAGGCGCCCAGGTAGAGCAACGGACGGAGGAGGTACCGGCGGGACACCAACTCCGCCAGCCGGGGATCGAGATCCGGGGTGAGCAGGCTACGCCGGCGCGCCCAGTACCAGGCCAGGTTGAAGAAGAGCGCTTCGCCGAGCACGGCACCGACGTAGATCGCAGCCGATAGCTGCTGGTCCACCGCGCTGCCGCGAAGGTGGTCCGACAGTTGGTTGGCCGTGAACGGGATGGCCGCCACGAACATCAGCATCACCAGGTTCAGCACCAGCAGCATCTGGTCGACCCGGATCACGTACCGCCAACTGTTGTGGTGGGTCAGCCAGATCTGGCCGACGATGGCGAACGTGATGACGTAGGCGAGGAAGGCCCGCCACTCGTTCTCGAGCTTTGATACCAGGTCCTCGTCGGGTGCCTCAGTCCGGCCGAACTGAAGCAGTTCCACCGCCATCAGGGTCAGCGCGACGGCGATCACGGCGTCGCTGAACGCCTCCACCCGGGCCGTGTCCCGGGACAT